TTAGTTCATCTAATGTTACATCTAATTTCATTAATCTGCCTCCTCAATTTCATAGATTTCATAGTCATCATCATCAAGAAATTGCCAATCTGTGTTACCATTAAGAGCAAGTAATTCTGCTTCTTGCTCATCTTCCGCTTCAATATATGCAACATAATTTGTTACTCTTGAAGCAATAACTCTATACTCATTCATGTATCCAATTCCCCTCTGAATCGTAGTCGCCTTCAGTAATAGACTCTAGACCATAAGGGTCAGGGTCAACTGATACAACTTGCATACCATTAGGGTCACGCCCTTGTAACTTTGCTACTTCAATTTGTTGTTTCAATTCTCTATCAAGTCTATAACATAGTTCACAATTAAGTGCCATGTATTGACGTTTATTGTCACTATGTTCAGCATAGTGATAGTTTAAGCACTCAAGTAAGTACTCAAGTTCTCTCATAGCAAAATTCATAACGCCTCCTTTAATAAGTCAGATAATTCAGTTAGATCAACAACATCACATATCCCTAGTGAATTGTCATTATCAATAGCGAAGTCTAAAGCATTCATTAGATCATTCGCTCTTGTAGGGTCAAGTGATAGCATAATAATGCCAGTGTTAGGATTTTTTACAACATTCATTAGTAGTTACCCTCTGTGATGTACTTTAGAGTTAAGACTTCCATTTCTTTTTGTAGGTCGCCTGTGAATGGTTTTTCATCACTATGAATTGTTGCCCAAGCATTCTCCATAGCATTGTTGATTTGATAACCCTTCAATACAACACCAATTTGGTGCATATTGTAAGTTTGGTTTGGGATAACTTTTTTCATGTTTGTATGTTTGTTATGTACTTATTATAGGGCATTGACATAACGAAACAACTACCTATGTGACACTAATTAAAGTGGCACATTATAGGTTGATTTGTTTTTAAGAATATGCCAATACTCATCATAAGTAAGAGTTTCTTCTTGCTCTGTATCCATATTCAATACTATGTCAGCAGGGTAAAAAGCATAATACTTATAATGGTCATCTACATATTCTTTGATTTGTTGATACTTATTCATCATAATACATCAGGTAAATTAAAGTCATTAGCAATATCTGCCCATAGTTCGCTATCCCAACTTGCCATTTCTTCAAATACACTTTCTTGTCCAGTATCTTGACGTATATTCTCGAAATCAATATGTGCCTGCTCTGAGATCAATTCTCTCATTTGATCGGGCGATAGATTCCAAACATAGTCTGAAACAAAACGTCTAACAACCTTGTCATAATCTGACATTTTCAACATATTTGACATTAGTTTTCCTCCCCTACATTTTCAATAACTTCTTCAATAGTGTCTGTAAAACACTCATCAAAGTATTCTTCTAACTCTACCATTGCATCATTAAATGTAAGCGAATCTATCCACTTCTGCATATCTTCAGTTACATAATAAACTAAATCTTTAGTTGACATACCTTCAACAATAGCGTCAACATAGTACTCTTTAAGAGCAGCGAATTGTTTGTCAGTTAGATTTTGTGCTTCAAGTAAAGCATCTTTGTTTTTCTTGTTCACGTTAATTGTCTCCTATTAGGTAAAATGGTTCGGGGAACTCTTCAACTTTGAGTTTAGCGAAAGAATGTATCATAGTCCATACTTTTTGACCTGATAGTTTTCTCTCATCACATAAGTGACTTGCTGTATCTTCCAAAACTTCCAATACTTCAAAAGCATCAAGTTTTAGTTTTTCTAATTCATCAAATGTCATTACTTAGTCCTCGCAAATAGTTTAGTGATACGGTCATCAATTTCATTGCAACGCTCATAAACTGATCTGCCTTCGATCAACTCATCTTCTTGCAAAGACTCATCATCATAGTGACGATAATCTTCAAGTGAATTTGCGATAGTATCCCACTCGCCGTCAGTAAAGAATGAGCGAATAGTTTGAAGTTGGTCAAAACTGTAATCCCTGACCAAAGAACCTTGACGATTCATCATAATAAAAACCTCTGTGTTTGTTATAATACTATTATAGGGCAGTGATTTCGAGAATCAACTGCCCTTGTGCCAGTTTATCTACTGGTCTAGTGCCCATAGACTTCCACCATCAAAGTCACTAGGGTATCCATAATTTCTCACTAACATATCTCTGACTCTCTCTCTATCAAGTGAGTCACCATCGCCCCAAGTGAATAGGTCACTATCTAACTCTGCGATTGCTTCTAGGTAATCTTCAGTAGCAAGTGTAATGTCCTCTTTGGTGACATTCATTTGATATAGTGCATCTTCAGCACCATAGAATGAAAAAACGTAATCTTCAAATTCTTGAATTTGATTGATGTCATACTTGTTTTTTCCGATAGCAAAAGTCATAAAACCCTCTGTGTTTGTTATACTATCATTATAGGGCAGTGATATTGAATATCAACTGCCCTTGTGCCACTTATTCAACTGTCACTGCCAACCAGTTGACTCATCAGGTACAACCATTTGTGGGATTCCATCTTGAATATCTGCTAAGTGACCTAATTTGTGACGTATTTTTCTAAAGTTGACATTAAAATCATCATTCAACTTATCAGTCACCCTACAAGGCGTGCCTAGGATAAGTTTAAGCAAAGCGTCACACTCTGCTGCTGTCAATGTAGGGTCATTCATTAGTTTACTGAATACTGGTTTACAATTACATCTTCTAGTTGCTTCAACTGATCTTCATTCATTATTGAGATCATAAAGTCAACTACATCATAGGGCGAACAGTCTCCGCCCTCTTCAATAATCTCTGCTATTTCTGAGAATAGTGTGGTTTTTAAGTCGTTTGGATAGATCATGCTGACATCAACTCCTGTGGATAGTCAGCAGGGATTTCTTGTTGGATAGGTGTGAAAGTATCATTGAAATCCCTAGTCTCTTCATTCCAGTAAGAGATAGCATAGCATACCAAAGTTCCGTCTAGTTCCTTGACATAAGCATACTCACCACAGCATGAATTAGTATCCTCAAAGAAGTGAGAGATAGTTTTGTGTAGTTTAGGAGCATTTTCTTCGATTGACTCGCCTCTCTCTGTGTAGTATAGAGGTTTGTATGGCAAACCCTTCAACTTCTCCTCATCTTCAATTTCCCAACCTGATTGAGTATAGCAACAACTCATGTTACCACCATCAATAAGTTCTGCGATTGCTTCCCTAGTTGGATAGTATTTGTTGAGAGTAACACCCAACCACTGTGGATAACCGTCCCAATGATGATATACTGACAAGATTGAACCATCAGTAAGGCGAAGTCCGATTCGAGAATTAGTTGACATTTAGTTCCTTTGTTTGTTATGTACTTATTATAGTATGGTGAAAATGGAAATCCACCACTAGTGTGCCACTAATCGAAGTGTCACAAGGTTGCAGGGTCAGAAGGCATTGCTCTTGGTACTATCATAATTTGCAACTTATCAACAACAGCGGGAACAAGTTTGCTACCATCAAAGGAGCAAGTTCCATCACCATTCTTGTTACCTAGTTTCTCACAAATAGCATCACTAACTAACTCATACAAAGCATTATGTGCCTTTGGATTAGTGTTAATATGGTGAATAACTTCCAATACCAAAGCATCAGCAAGTTTTTCTAATGTTTCTTGAGATAATGTCATTTAATCTTCTCCTTATCCTCATTCATAGGTGAATTGAAGTAGAATACATTAGCAACGTAAACTGTTACAATGGCAGTAATAATACCAAAGAATCCAACAATCAAGATAGGACTCTTAGGAAAGTCATAGAAAGGAATTTCAGTCATTTTGTTCAATAGTTGATTTTACTTCTTCGATCTCGACAAACTCATAATCTTGAAAGTTGTCGAAATCATGTTCATAGTCATCATAGTCGCCTTGTTCATAAAGACGCTTTGCTTCTTCTATGTTATCTGCCCATACAAAAGCAGATCCCCAACCTACAAACTTTTCAGTTATCTCAAATTGTGGCATCATAAACCTCCATCAACTGCTAACATCTTACGATAGATGTCATGTGAAATGTAGTCTCTGATGTCATTTGATAAATCAGGGTCATACTTTGATTCTACACTCTTTTTGAGTGAGAAATAGGTCGGTTCAAATATCTCAAAGAGTCTATCGAACTCTGTGTCTGTTAGGATTAATGTTTTCATTACCAAAGGTGAGTGAAACGTTTGTGAGTTGCTTTAGTCATTCTGCCTGCTTCCAACATATTGTCGCAGACTTTAACAAAAACTTGAAACTTCTCTTCTCTTGAGAGAGTATCAGAATACTTACAATTTTTCATAATCTTGAGCATATACGATTTGGAAGTAATCATTTGTTTTTGTCTGATGATTTAAGTATAGTATGGTGAGATAGGTTTACAACCATCTGTGTGCCACCTATTCAACTGGCACACCCCATGTCTTTTTCATATTGAAGTTTGCATAACTGAAGCGTTGACGTTTGATAAGTTTGTATGTACCATATTTGTTGGTCATAACATAACCCTCATGTTCATAGGGTTGACCATCAATAAGGCACTCAACATCTTCTGATGCTGTGATACTCTGCATCAACAGTTCCTTTATCTCAATAATCATATTGTATAAGTGAAACAAGTTTTTTGAGTATCCTGTGTCACTTGCAAGTTGCTCAGGGATAAGTTTCTTACCTTGTCTCACATAACTGTTGACGATTATCTTTAGTGCTTTTCCTTCTTTGAGAGTAGGGAACTCCACAAAACGTACCAACGTGCGAGCAAGAGCAAACAAAAGTTCGATCTTGACATTTAAGCGGGAATCCATGTTAGCATGAGTATCCACTTGGTAGTGTCTCAAGTTGGTACAGTCGAGATTGCAATAATTATTGTTCCTGTAATGGAATACTGCATCTAAATCTTGAATAGTTTTACCAATATATTGAGTATGAGTTGCTACAACAACTGACTGTTTGATTACTTTATCAAATTTGTAGGTAATAGTGTTTGGTTTGAAAGTATTCTCACCACCATAACCAATAAAGTCACATTGATATACACCATGATCTGTAGGCAAACACTCAAGGCAAGTGTGTAGAATACTTGCTACGTTTGGGATATGACCATGATTCAATTCAATATCTGCATGAGAATAGTTTATCTTGACTTTCTTCTTGTTGAATACTGATTTAGTACCAACAAAGAATCTACCATTCTCAGGGTTAGTTCCATACACAATGGCAGGGGCACCATCATACTTGACTGATATTTGATTTCTCTTACTCTTCAAAAACTTGATTACATCAATAGCACCCTCCTTGCCAAGGGTCAGGATACTATCCTCTGGGTGTTCTAGGTGTTTGTTCTTCATAATACCATTATACACCATGGCAACAGGAAAACAACCACCTGTGTGCCAGTTTATAGAGTGGTGTGAGAGAGGTTCGACTTAAAGGGCATCTTCCTCTGGGGTCGCCCACCCATGCCTCTCACATTCATATAATAGTATATTGAAATAGTATTACAACCATCTGTGTGCCAGTTTATCAAATGTCACAGTCAGGGTTGAGAAATTGTCTATTTCGCTTTACTTTAGTAGTTGAAATATCAATTAAATCTTCTAACTCTTCGATAGAATTAGATAGGTTGTCATCATCTTTCTCTTCAGAATAGAAAAATAATGCTTCACTTAACAAGTTAAATTGCTTGTCAGTTAGTGTTACATTGATGTGATACATCTTACCTCATAGGTATATTAAACGACATAATTGTCCTCTGTTTATCTGATTTAGATACTGGCGATTCATGTAACAATACAGAGGGGAAAGTTAGAATCTCACCTTCATTTACTGGAGGCGCAATCTTATCTATTGTACCATAAAAAGGGTTAGGATTAGGACTATAGAATGTAGTAGGAAAATGTTCTTCCGAATCAAACTCAACATACAACACACATGATATATTCATTAAACCATGATTATGAGCACCATGATATTGTCCTATATCATATCTCTGTGACCATAGTTGCCACTCCTCAACACCTCTGAAAGGGCAATCTCCTCTATATCTATCACTCAATATCTCTGTGTAATCATTAACCAACTTGTCCAAATCAGTTTGTAATGTATCAACAAACTCTTTAAGATATGGTGCTGAAGTCTGATACTTGTAGTAGTCAGTCTGACACTCTACAATATCATTATCAGTAAAGTTTATTAGTTTTAAGAGTTTAGGTTTCTTCTCGCTCCAATCATCTATCACAAACTTAGTGATAGGAAATCCAAATAGATTTAGAGATTGACCATTCATTTGTGTTTATAGTTATTTCTTGATTTACGTCTAGGTTTGATGCCCTTGTCTCTTTTTAACTCCGCCTTAAGTTTCTTTAGAAATTTTAAGTGGTCAGGATACACTATTTTCATAAGTTCTTTTCGAGTTTGGCGCTCTTCCTTACTAATTGTCCACCTCAATATCGTTTATATCTTGAAACTGGATATTAGAAATGTCTGCATCACTCCAATCGGTGATGTCATCAAGAAACAAGTCTGCATCATCAAAATCCTCTGCCTCGATCATCATTTCCTGTACTAATGCTTCAGCGTTTTCAAGTTCGAGATCATCAACCAGTTTGCTCATCTGCATGGCGAAGTGATTTTCCATTTCAGAGAGACATTGTGATCTGATTTTGTCAATTTGTGCCATTGGTTTTAGTTACCATGTAGTTTGATTATACTATAAGATTGAATTATCTGCAACTACCTTGTCACTCTTGATACCTGTGCCTCCCCTTTGGTAAAGATAGTATCAACAACTGATTGAAGTCTGCGCTCTGTACCAATACCAACATTGTTGTAAACTGGTACAAACATCTTGCCAAATGGTTTTACATAACCACTGCCATTGATGTTTGGTTTCAAAGCACCTGTGCTAATCTTAAGTGCATCTTCTTTATGTAGTCGAATGACTCGACCAATAGTTTGTGCCATAGTGATTAGATCAAGGTTTCTCAATAGAATACAAGCAGTCAATCCGCTCACATTCATACCCTCTGAGAGAATAGAATGATGAAACATGACAAACTTCTTGTCAGGGTCAGCACCCCACTTGTTCATCAGATTGAAAAATGTCTTACGAGTGACTTTCTTACCATTGATGATAGCACCATACTTAGATGTAATCCACATGACATTGTATTTCATAGAATGACATACTGCCATGAAATCAGTACGAGTAATCAATCTGTGAATATTCTTACTAGACTTAGCAGTGACCAACACTTTGTCCATGTGCTCCTCATTCTTGAGAGCATCAAGAATCATACACCTGTCAATCTCCTCGACTGATTCATAGAACCCGACAGGATACTTGACTGACTTAACTTGAGGCGGTACAATATAACCTTTCTCAATCAACTCTGGAGCAGGCACTTCTGCAATCACCTTGCCATATACCTTCTCATTGTTCATACCTCGCTCCTGTGATGTATGATGTTTAGGTGTGGCAGTGAAGTAAAACTTTCTACGAGTGATGTTAGACCGACTCTTGACACTCTCAAAGAAGTTCTTTTGAACTGAATTGTGTGCCTCATCATAATATACTGTATCCGCTTCAACATCTTCCATGATTCTATGAAGTGAATGATATGTAGTAAAGATCAACTGATTCTTTGTACTGTTATGATGCCACTCTTGAATCTCTTTTGGATTAGTGGTAGTCTTATAGTTTGTCTCTCCACTATGAACATGAAGCACCTCTGCATTATCAATATGCTCGAGGAACTCTTCACATAGTTGTTGAGCAAGTAGGATACGAGGAGCAACAACAATAATAGTCTGTGGAATAGGCATACTGAGTCGCCACTTAGCATCAACAATCATACACATTGTCTTACCACCACCAGTAGGCACAAGCACTTGACCACACTTACGTTGCATGATCTGTGTAATCTCTTTTTGATGATCTCTAAGTTGCATAATCAGTTGTTTCAATAATCATAGTATAGAATAAAAAAAGACCCCTGCAAGGGGTCTTGTGCCAGTATCAGAACTGTGCCAATAGTTTTTGGGTCTCAGGGTCGAACTCCTCTCGGACTCCGTTAATGTCCATCAACCAATCATCTTGCTCAAGTCCTTCAAACTCATCAATCTGTTCAAAATCAAAATCGTCCATTGTTTTAATAGTCAAGGTTTACAAAAAAAAAATCAACACATACAGACATGATACTCTTGTGGTTCAGTCAGGAAGTCAGTAACTTCATAACCAATATCCAAACGTGCAGCAATAGTCTCAGTCATTTCACGCTTATTCATAAGGCGTTGAGACATAACATCACCTTTGAATTTAAGAGT